ACAACTAAGTCCTACAGAGTAGTAGTAAAGGCTTAACACTCACTTTCTGTAGTATATTGTTCAAACATTAAGTGAGGAGTTTTACAGATGGCCCGTAGTTACGTCGTACCGTTAGGTCTATTGAACCTAGACAACGACCCTACGGGCCATTCTGCTGGAGACACTTACTACAACACAGTCTCTAGCAAGATCCGCATTTATGACGGAACTAACTGGAATGACTCAGGTGTTTCTGCTGCTGAAGTTTCTTCCGCAATTTCTGGTGCGGCCCTTAACTCTACCGATGACCTTCCAGAAGGCGTACAACACCTTTATTCAACACCAGAGCATGTTTACAATGCCATAACAAGCGGCACTCATAACAATATTACTTTTACCTACAATGCAACACCAAAGACTATCGATGTATCTGTTCCTACAGTTCAAGGTACTCAAGGAACTCAGGGCGCTGCTATTCAGGGTACTCAGGGAGTACAGGGAACTCAGGGCGTATTTGGTACTCAAGGATTTACTGGTTCTCAAGGCGTACAAGGTACTCAGGGAACTCAAGGCGTTCAAGGAACGTTAGGTTCACAGGGTACTCAGGGCACACAAGGCGTACAGAGCCTCTCTATTCAAGGAACCCAAGGTACCCAAGGAGTCCAGGGCGTACAAGGTGTACAAGGCACATTGGGTGCTCAAGGTTCTCAAGGTACACAAGGAGTACAAGGAACATTTGGTACGCAAGGTACTCAAGGTACGCAGGGCGTACAAGGACTTCAAGGAACATTTGGTTCTCAAGGAACTGCTGGAGATAAATACCAAACATCTTCTACTACCTCTTTAACTCTTCCAGCGTCTGGTTCGCAAGTACTTACTGTTGCAACTAACTTGTCTTACTCTGTTGGTCAATCTGTAATTATTGCTAATACAATTTCTAATATTATTTATGCCGATGTTACAGCGTATAACTCTGGAACTGGTTCACTTACAGTCACAGTAACTCGTAGCCTTGGTACAGGTACTTATACCTCATGGACAGTAAACCTTGATGGCGCAATCGGTATCCAAGGTACAACAGGTTCACAGGGAACTCTAGGTTCGCAAGGCGTACAGGGTACTCAAGGAACTCAAGGTACTCAGGGCGTACAAAGTATTGCAACTCAAGGAACTCAAGGAACTCAAGGAACCCTAGGTTCTCAAGGAGCGCAAGGAAGCCAAGGCACTCAAGGCGTTCAAAGTATTGCAACGCAAGGTACACAAGGAACACAAGGCGTCCAAGGAACTCAAGGCGTACAAAGCATCGCTACACAAGGTACTCAAGGCGTACAAGGCACTCAAGGTGTACAAGGAACACAAGGTGTTCAAGGCACTCAAGGAGTACAGAGTATCGCTACCCAAGGTACACAGGGTACTCAGGGTACCCAGGGAACTCAAGGCGTACAAAGTATTGCCACACAAGGTACACAGGGTACCCAAGGCACACAAGGCACTACAGGTGCACAGGGTGCACAAGGAACCCAGGGTACCCAAGGTCTTCAAGGAACGTTTGGTACACAAGGAACAGCAGGAGATAAATACCAAACTGCTTCTACAACATCATTAACATTACCAGCATCTGGAACACAGACCTTTACTGTAGGAACTGGATTGTCTTACTCTGTTGGACAGTCTGTCATTGTTGCTAACACGATCTCTAACCTTATTTACGGTGATGTAACTGCATATACCTCTGGTACTGGTTCAATGTCTATCACTGTTACACGCAGCGTTGGTACTGGTACATATACTTCTTGGACAGTTAACTTAGACGGTGCTGTCGGTATTCAAGGTACAACTGGTTCACAGGGAACTTTGGGTTCACAAGGAGTTCAAGGAACTTTAGGTTCTCAAGGCACACAGGGAACTCTAGGCGCCCAAGGTACACAGGGAACCCTTGGTGCTCAAGGAACTCAAGGCGTTCAAGGAACTCAAGGTGTTCAGAGTATTGCTACTCAAGGTACTCAGGGAGTACAAGGAACTCTTGGTGCTCAAGGCACTATTGGAACAACTGCAGCAGACCCTACAGTTACGGTCTTACTATTTGGCGGTATGTAGTAGTTCTGTACTGCCTCTATGAATCTGGCTGTACTGTGCGGCTTCCTGTAAGAATTTTATAGGGCGATACTTTCCAGGCTTTAGCGTGTAGGTATTGAACCTTTGTTGGTTCTCTTCTTGTTTCATTCTGAAGTTAAATATGTACCAGTCTACAGGGCAGTTAATCCCTCTTGATTCAACATCTTCTACTGCTTTTCTAGCGCCTTCTCTACTCACCATATATCCAGCACATGACCATTGCTGATAAGAAATACACACATTATCTGCGCCAATTTCGTGGTGTGAATTAAAAGCAAATAGCGAATCATCAGGAACAAAGAAAGAGAAGAAGTCCCATTCAAGGGGCAATTCTTTTACGTACATTTCAAGTACGGTCTTAAAGTTTTTGCTTAAAATAATGTCATCCTCAAATAATACAAGAGTGTCATATTCAGACTCTAAAAATCTTTTGTAGGCTTTGTAATTGCTTGCCCACACTCCAACCACTCCAGCACTTGGCGGAAAAGTTTCACCTGGTTGACAGTAGTCTTCAACTGTATTGACTTTAAACTCTGGATAGAGGTTTACAAAGTTCTCTACCTTATCAAGGGTATTTAAATACATAGTTGGAGAACCAAGTCTGGGTAAGAACGATGCGCCCCTTATAACTCCATCATAAGATTGATTACGAAGTTTATTTCCAGTATCAGTATGAAAGACTTCATAACAAGCATTCTCTAACATTTAACAAACCACATCTGATAGCCGTCTTCAAGACACATCATCTCTCCTTCACAGACTTGCATAAAGGCATTAACACCACGCATAGGCTCTAAGAAGGGCTTGCCACCTTCAGCCCACAGGTAATCATCAAAGGCAATAACTCCACCAGGCTCAAGGACTTTAAAGGCGTTGAGGCCATCTAGAGCCGTTTGAAGGGCAGTGTGGCTGCCATCAATATAGATAAAGTTAAAGGTCTTTTTGTTTGTGTTGAAGAACTCATCGCTAGTCATCTTGTGCTTAATAACTTTAGGATTACCTGTAAAGCGAGAATCGTAATAGCCCTCAACTGAGTTAAAGTCTAGATGCTCGTGCTGTTCTTCTTCACTGCCTGCCCAAGTATCCACATCATCAATTGTTACAATATCCCGATTGATAAGGAGCCACTCAGTAGCATCTCCTGTATATGTTCCTATCTGAAGGGCACGCAAAGGAACGTTGGGACACTTGCGGTCAAAGTACGGAGATACATTTTGAAACCAATTAGGAAACATTAGAACAACTTTAAGTTGTTGATGCAGCCTTGCACATATTCTTGTGACATCTCTACACCATCTAGAAGATGGTGGAACAGTTCTTTACTCTCATCTTTACGCCCTAGCCACCATCCAGCAACAGCCTTTTCAAACATCAGGACATAGGGACCGTTGTACTCTACATAGACAGGAAGAGGTTGGTTGTAAGTTGCCGCTGTATAAACAAGTCCAAGTTCTGCAAAGGTGTAGGACTTCTGCCACTCTTTATTTCGCTCGTGGATACGGGCTAAATGAAAGTAAGCCTCTGGTCTTCCAGGCAACAAAGTAATAGCATGAAGAAACGTTTGATAGACAGTTGCACTTCTATCGCTTTGTTTTGAAAAGCAGAGCGCCATCCGTATTAAAGAAGCGTAGGCAATAACGGGATGGGTCTTATAACCACGGTCTGCAGCCCTAAGATAGAACCCAGCGGCAGAAGAGTACTGTCCTTGATCGTAGTAAGCATTAGCCAAAGCAAAGTTTTTCTCAGGGTTAAAGGAGTCAAAAGCAACGTCAATTGCCAGTTCTTTAATTGCCATATGTTTTTGCCTCTTCAATCATTTCATTTACAACGCTCTTTGGAACCTCAAGAACAAACGCCGAATTATCTTGTACGCCAAAACTTAAAAGTAAATTGTCGTTAATTAGGGCGGCCCCAACACAAAACTCAATAGGAGTATCCATAAAGGCAAACTCTGTACTAAGACCAACAAAGTTAAACTCTTTATCCCAAACAATTAATCGGTGTCTATAGGTTGAATCTTTTTGATTGAGATAGTTTCTCCAAAGTTTGACCTCATGAGTTACGCAGATGTAGTAGTCACCCCAGGAGACAACGTGAGAACCACCCCGTTGGTCTATGGGGGGAGTAGGAACGTTGTCATTAACAATCGTTTGCTTAGACTCAGTCTCATTAGGGTTAGCCCAAACAACTTCAGTAGGCATAGCCCATTTGACAAAGTGATAAGGATTATCAAGGACGGGCATCCAGTTCTTCTCACAGTACGACGTATCTTCGTGTAGTGGGGCTGGAACTCGTACTCGTTGGATCTCTTTGACAGTCCAGTTTTCTTTGTCGATTTCTACCTTGCTGTACTCCATGCGACCTTGTCCATTGGTCGTGGTATCACGACGGACGCCAATCATGTAATAATCGCCATCCCATTGGACTACACGGGCATCTTCTAAGCCAACAAATTCCCAGATAGGGGTATGTAGTTCTAGCATCTCTACCTTGGTGTAATTAATGACGTTGTAGTCTTTATCTAAACGGCAAAGGAAATTATTGGTGACCAGGCGTTGGTCTTTCTCTGGATGAAGGTAAGTAAGCGGCCCCCAAGGAGAGAAAAAGCGCTTTTCATTTTCAGATATGTACAGGGTGTAATTAACCTGACGAAGATTAACTAAGATGTCACCGTCATCATCTATGTAGACAGAAGGATTCATTAGGCCAAGACCGTTGGTCAAAGCGCTAGGTATGATGATGGGCGCTAATTTTCCACCCTGAGAAACCGATTTTTGCACCAAATTCATAGGGTCACTTTAGCCCACAAATTGGCTCTGTACCATTTAACCTATAGCCAATACCTCTAAAGGAGTCCCATGGCCACCGCTTATAAAGTACTGGGTCAAGTAGCCCCATCAGCCACAACAGAGACCCAGTTATATCTGGTTCCATCTGCTACCTCTGCCGTAGTTTCTACCATCACTGTCTGTAACCAGGCAGCCACTGCTGCCACATACCGTATTGCGGTAGTCAAGTCTGGCGGTACTACATCCCCAGCAGCAGCGCTCTCGTGGATCGTCTATGGTGCCACAGTAGCCGCCTCAGATACAACAGTCTTGACTGTAGGTATCACACTCGCTACAGGTGATCAACTCCGTGTGTTTGCTTCTACCGCAACAACATCATTCAATGCCTTTGGAAGTGAGATTTCCTAAATGACAGTCTCTAACGTCACCCAGGCATCTGCTGAAATTCCAGTAGGTATTGTCACCGCTAAGGGGGACATTATCGCTGCTACAGCATCTGGTGCCGTTGCTAACGTTGCTGTAGGTTCTAACAACCAAATCCTCACCGCAGATTCCACTCAAACTGCAGGTGTTAAGTGGGCCACATCTCCAATTCTTGGCTCAACTACCCTTATTCCTGGTAGTACAACAACTACCCTTCCAGGCGTAACTTCTGTTAATGGTTCAACGGTACCTTCATCAGATACCCTTGTAGGCCGTGCAACCACAGATACTCTTACCAATAAGACGTTAACAACTCCTGCTCTTAATGGCGCCGTATTTAACTGGCCCGTTGAGTCTTGGTATGTTAACGCAACAGCATTTGCTGGTTACACAGCCTACCTACAGACAAATGGTGGCGTTCATTATTTGACCACAGCATCAACTGGTAACGGTACGCTTAATATGACAGCGGCCTCTGGAGTAACGCTTAACTCCATCATGACCACAGGTCAAGCAATTACCTTCTCACTTCTCATTACAAATACAACGGCCTATTATGCAAACGCATATCAAGTAGATGGAACAGCATCTGGTGTCACTGTTAAGTGGTCAGGTGGAACTGCGCCATCTGCTGGTAACGCATCAGCAGTTGACATCTATCAGTTCACCGTCCTCAAGACTGGCTCTGCTGCATGGACTGTCTTTGCTGCTGGCCCAGTCAAGTACGCATAGGAGTAACACATGCCATTATTTACTGCTGTCTCAATGGGTGGAACACCAAAAGCCACCTACACTGCAACAACAGGTTCGCCTACTATTGACACTGGCTCTCGTTCAGGCAAGACAATTATTAAGTACACAGGCTCAGGCTCTATTACCCTTAGCACTGGCGGTACTTGTGAAGTCTTGGTAGTTGGTGGCGGTGGAGTTGGTGGCGGTAATGGAATGAGCGGACAGACTTCTACAGGTGGAGCAGGTGGCGGTGCTGGTGGTGTTCTATACACAACATCAGGCTACCTACCTGCTGGCACACTTACAGTTACAGTAGGTGCTGGTGCTGCAAATGTTGGTTATATGCAGACAGGCTACGCTACTAGCCAAGGTCAACCTAGTGCAATCAATGGTTACTATGCAGCGCTGGGTGGCGGTGGCGGTGGCGGCAATTTCTACACTTCGGGCGCAGCAAGCATTTATTACTTAGGCAGTGTTGGTGGCTCTACTGGTGGTTCTGCAACTAACATCAACTCAACACCAGGCAACACTACGGCTTATTCTGCACCTGCGATTGGTCAAGGAAACACAGGCGGTAGCGCTCAATTTAGTGGAGGACCAGGTAGCGCAGGCGGTGGCGGAGGCGGAGGTGCTGGCGGAACTGGAGCCACAACTACTACTTCGGCTGCTGGTGCAGGCGGCGTAGGTTCTGCTAACTCTATTACTGGCTCATCTGTTTATTACGGCGGAGGCGGAGGCGGTGCTGGTGGTACAACAAATATTTCTGGCGCTGCTGGTGGTTCTGGCGGAGGCGGTGCTGGTGCAAATATTGGTTCTGCTCCAGGTAGCACGGGCTATGGTGGAACTCCTGGAACCGCTAATACAGGCGGAGGCGGTGGAGGTTCGGGCGGTTATGCCACCTTCCCACTTACGGCTGGTTCAGGTGGCTCTGGCTACGTTGTGATTGTTCTAGGGTAAAGGAAAAACAATGGCTTATTTTGCAAAAATAAACTCAGACAACATTGTTGAACAAGTGGTTAGTGTTTCTAATTGCGCCATCGGTGGCTGCATTGGCCCAGACCATTGGGACTACCAAGAGGAATACCATCGAGGCCATGATAAAGGGATTGAATTTCCAGAGTCAGAAGCCTTGGGCCAAGCAGTCCTTGCAGAATCAGGCTTTGACGGAACATGGTTGCAGACCTCCTACAATGGCAAATTTAGAGTTGCTTTTGCAGGGGTTGGCGCATACTACAACAAAGAACTAGATGCATTTGTTGCTCCTGATGCCTAAAATTAACATTGACTTTAGGCATTACCCAGATGTTGTTGCTTTGTCACTAAATGACAAGGTAGAACATTACAGAGAGATTCGTATCAAGGGCGAGTCTGCCATTGTTACGGATGAAAGCGGCAGAAGTGCTTGGATCGAAGTAGATGAGAAAGTCCAATTAGAGTGCAAAAAGACTGGCGAACAAACCTGGTTAAAAAAGAATTAAGCGCCCCCTATTAAGAAAGGATAACTGATGGCTAATACAAAGAAATATCGTGCATCTAGCATCAGCATCCCTTCTGCAAAGATTGCAGATGTTCCAGATGCGCCTACTATTGGTACGGCTACAGAT